TAACACAGCTGACTATGCTATACTAATGCAAAAGGAGATGAGAGAATGCCCGACACTAAAAAGTATCTGCGTGAGCTTGTGCAGATACACGAGAACGATAGAGATTATTACTACTCTCACGGCTGGCAAGGATACCATGTGTTCTCGCACACATCTGAAAACGGCTACGCCGAACATTACTTTGCAAGCAAATCCGACTTACCGTTGTCAACTGTGGTGACAGCTTTTAACAATCGCTACCCTTGGCTTAAACTTGACCGCGTGGATATTTCGGTGTGTTTTGATTAATACTTGACTTTGCAAGGTATTGATTGATTTCCAGTCCTATGCTATAATACAAGTGTCAACAGGATTGACATTTTTTCATATTACCCTTATCCTTTGTTTTTCTTTTCGACCACGCCCAGCGCCAACTGGGCGTGCGTCACTATACGGAGGCTTAAAATGCCAAAACCAATTTTTTACACTGGCGACCGCTTACTGTCCAGCGTTGACATCAACGGCAAACGCCCAGAAATATACATCGTCGAGAGTAACCGTACTGCTGGTAAAACGACTTACTTTGCTCATTATCTGATTAACAGATTTTTACAAAAAGGCGAAAAGTTTGTTTGCCTCGTCCGCTGGCAGAATGAGCTACCCGACTACACAAACGCCTTTTTTAAGACTGTACATAACTTATACTTTGACATGTACGACATGACACAAAAAATTGTTGAGAAAAAATATGCTGAAATCTACCTTAACGATATTGCCTGCGGATACGTTGTGCCAATAAACTCTTGCGAGTACATCAAAAAGCGCTCTCAGCTTTTTTGCGATGCGACCTCAATGTTTTTTGACGAGATACAGACAGAGACTAATGTGTATGTACCCGATGAGCTTAAAAAGCTTAACAGCATTCACACATCAATAGCCCGTGCTGAACACAAGATGGTACGGTATGTGCCGGTTTTTATGTGCAGTAACAGTGTCAGCTTGCTTAACCCGTACTATAACACACTTGGCATTACCGGACGTCTTAACTCTCAAACAAAGTTTTTGCGTGGCGACGGCTGGGTCTTAGAGCGTAATTTTAATGAGTATGCGTCCCAAGCACAACAGCAAAGTGCTTTTAACAGAGCTTTTGCCAAAACCTGTTACACTGACTTTGCCGCCGAAGGTGTATACCTTAACGATAACACTGCTTTTATTGCCCGTCCAATTGGTCGTGGTCGATATGTTGCCACTATCCGCAACAACAACACCGACTTTGGCTTATGGCAGTACGACGCTGACGGTATCTTGTACTGTGACCGAGCGGTAGATGCAAGCTATCCTGTGCGCATCTCGGCGAGCATATCGGACCACTGCATTGACCACACCTTAATTGGCGGCGCTGGCGTTTTAAAAGACCGCCTCCGTAATTACTTTGTCAACGGGGCATTTCGGTTTAAAGACCTTGAGTGTAAACAGGCGATTTTAAAGTGCCTGTCATACAATTAAGTCAATCTTGCATCCTATCTGAGACGGCTCTCGTTGCGGCGTGGTTGCACGGCGTAAAACCCGCACGTCCGCAAAATCGGGTTTGCTACCGCAGTGCTGTCCGATAGTGCTTTGCTTGATATATAAAACAGCTGACGAGTCTTTATGACCCGTCAGCTATTGTTATATCTATCTTTTGGGATGCAATTTAAAATTAGTATCAAAAAGCACTGTGCCGCCTTTAATCTGTCTTGGTAATTTTTTACCAGCTATCTCAAAGCCTACTCTAAAGTCTGTCAGCTTTGCCTGTCCGCTAGTAAGCTGTGTGTTAAACAGCGATTTAGATTCAGGCGACATCCCTGCGCACTTTATCTGATAAAAGGGAGCGACGGGAACACCGTCACACTTGATGGTGTGTTCAATATATGTTTTCGCCCTCACAAAAATTCCTTTATCCCATTCATTTTCCAGTTTCCAGCAACAAAAATCTGCCTCGTGTATCTTTATGCCTCTTATCTTATCTGCTGGTAAATCGCAGTGTATGCTGTCAGTGTCAGCGTATATAAATCCTGCTTTGTCCACGCCGTAATAATTTTGCTGTGCCGCTCTTATCGTAAAATTACGGGCATAGCTCGTAATCGCTGACCCTATCGGTATATAGATGACCTTGCGGTCGTTTGCAAGCTGTGTTGTAAATTTTAAGACGCCATTGTCGAGCCTTGCAATTTTAAAATTGCTGGCAGATGACTGTGCCGTTTTACCGTAAAGGTTATTTAAAAACAGCTTAGCCAGTGCACGCTCGGCTCCCTTGCTTGCCTTTTTTATCTCGGCATACTTATCAATATAATCATCAAATAATCCTTGCTTAGAGTGATACACTGCAAAGTCAAGTATTTCAAAGTCTACAAGGTCGTAGTGCTCCCGCATCAACTGCAAGTCTGTACATGTCAGCGTCAACTCAACGCTCGTCGGCTCGACCTCACCGTCAAGTGTTGTTATATATTTACAATATTCTCCGTCAGCGTTTTTAACGTCCGATGTTGTGAGAGCCGTCCGTGCCGGATACCTCCAGTTGCCATTTATCATAATAAACGGTAATTTATCCTTTTTTATGTAAAATCTCGTCCGCACACGCACAAAATAGTAATATTTGGTTATGTCCTGATATTTAAACGGAACCCATTTGCCCTTGTAAAATCTTGGTGCCCCGACCGGGTAAAAATTACCGCTTTGTGAGTGCATCATTGACGGGTATAAGCTGTTAACATCTGCGGTAATGCCGTTATCAAAAATCTTATTTTGTTTGCCGTCAACGACGTAGCACCATCCGCCTCGGTACGACTTGCGGACGTACTCGTCCGCAGTTTTTGCGCCAAAGCACTCGTCAATATACTCGTCACTTTGGTCAGGGAAAAACGCATCCCATGAGCGCTTGGGGTACTGTTTTTTAAACTCTGCCAAACAGCAACCTCCTATAGTAGTCTTATCATGCCCTCGCTCCATCATCATCTGTAGAGCCTCAGCCACGACCAGCACGTCGTTAGCAATGTACTCCTGCTCATCAGGTGTTATCTCACATCCGGCATACCTGTACCCTTTATACTCCATCTCAAGCTTTTGATGCTTTGTCTTAAAATCTTTACCGATTTTTTTGACAGAAAAAGGTAACAGCTTTAAGCTGTCACGGACTCTTATAAAGTGTCCTTGATACTTAAGTGTTATCTCGTACCACTGCCCCATATCCGATACCATATACTTAAAACATCCATCTGATAAATGCTTATCCTCGTCAAAGCTGTAGTCACCGTGTCTGTCCTGCTGAAGAGCCTGCCGATAACGCCCCGTCGAGAGCAGATACGACAAAATAAACGTACCGTCAAACTTTAAGTTATGGAAATAAATGATAATATCGGTTTTATCACACACGCTCAGAGCCTCGACAGCGTGTAAAAAATCGCCTATACTATGATATATAACAACAGCCTCGGTGCCGATTTTTACCAGTGCCGCCGCCCACACCTCTGTCTCTGTCTGACCGTCATACACAGTAGTCTCAAAGTCAGCCATATACATAGTGCTTTTACGCTTTTTTGACATACTTAGCCTCCATACTGTGCAATATTGTCTACACTTACAAGCTCGCCTGTGCGAGAATCGACCCAGCTCATCAAGTCCTCATCATACTCAAAAATAACGTCGCCAGTGTTGATGTCAACATATACTCTCGCATCGCTGTCATAGGCAAGCTCGGTGTCGCCAACTGTGTGTAACTGCCCGTCGGACACATCACTATCAAAATCGCTCATCTCGTCAACTATATCAGACACATCGTAACTAATGTTACCGCCTGTCAGAATCTCAACAAATCTTTGCCAGCTTTGCATGTAATCGGCTTGCCCATCTGAGCCATATACAAAGCCCTGTATAGCGTCGATGACAGCCGTGCCAGCATCAGCAAAACGTCTAAGCACGGTGTCAAGACCGTCTTTTACTATAACATTGTCAAGCAACCCCTTAATAGCTCGCTGATTGTCGTGATATATCTGTGGCGATATATTAAGCCCTGCCGAGTACGGTTGATTTAAGATATTAAGTATAGCCTCATATATAAGCTTGCCCTCGTCTGCGACGGGAAAAACATCCCCTGTACCAATATGACGTTGCTTTTTAGGCGGCTTAGGCGGTCGAGCTGATACGGGCTTTTTACGATAGTCAACCTTTTTTGACTTTGCGACCTTTTGTGTTATCTGCTTGCCCTTGCCGATGTTGATGTTGTAGTTTTTATCAGCCATACGACGCAGTGCCTCGGGCGTGACCTTTTTGAGTGCCTCGACTTGCTTGCGTGTCGGCTTTTTGGGCATAGTTGGTGTAAAGTCGCCAACTATGTTATATCCCTCTTTTGCAAGCTCCTCAAGACGCTTGTTTATACGTTTGATTTGTTGCTGATACTGCTTTGATAGTGTCTTTTTGCGTGCCATAACAACCTCCTTAATATAGTAATTGAGGGGAGCTTAACTCCCCTCGCTCACTGTTGTCTTACTCTGTGACTGTCTCAAGTACTGCTTTGTATACGTCCTCGTCCGCTATATAAGCGTGCGAGTAGTAGTTGCCGTCACTACCCTTGCGGGCAGGCATTGATAAAAACTTACCTTTTTTGCCCTCAACGACACGAATACCGTAAATCGTTACAAGCTCTGCCTTTGCGATGGACAGTGTTACATCACAGCTTATGCTGTCGTCGCTCCATGTCTTTTTGACTATCTCGATAGTCACGCCTGCTACTTTTGTTGTCAGAGTTGTTGTCTTTGGTGTGTTTGCCTTTGCCATCTTAAAAATCTCTCCTTCTCCCACTCATCTCAGCCGAGCGGGTAGCTAGTACTTGCTCACTGCACAGGGATAATGCAGTTTTGGTCTAAAGCTGATATAAATATTAACCGCGCAATATTGTTTTGCCGTTGCGCACGGACATATTTTAGCCCTTGCGGGCTGGGATGCGGCTGTTAAAGGACAACCGCCGAGAACCTATATCTGCGTTGTCAACCCGCGAAAAATATGTGCGATAACATCAACCGTCCACGCGTTGCCTATAGCAAAAACTGCTTTTTTTATAGGCAAAACTGAGGTGTATCCATCTGGCAACGTCTGCAACCGCTCGAATTCTATTTGCGTTGGGTTAAAATAACCATCACCAATTTGAATGCAAATGCCGTTGTTGCTCCCCAAGTTGTAACTGGCTGTTGTAATAGAACAACTTTTTTGAACCCCGGTGCGAATTGCATTTCTGATGGTTTTTTCGATTTTGCGCCCTAAATAATTGCCTGAAACCACATACTTATTAATTTTATCTGTTACACATTCTCGTAATACATCTTTTTGCATAATATCTTTTAGTTTAGTGTTTTTTGGCTCATACTCGGCAATTGTAATATTTGTCCAATAAAGACGTTTTCTCACTTGCGCAGAAAAGTCCGCCGAGTTTATCAAAACAGGCTCACAACCCATATAACTTGATATAATATCTCTGTTTTCTTTTGACATACTTGCGTTGTTTTCAAGCAAAAAATATCTCGGCTGAACCTCTTTTAACGCTCTTACAAACTCGAAAAACAGCTTGCTTTTTTCTCCGGCAAGCCCTTTGTGACTGCCCATACTGCACAAATCTTGGCATGGTGAACCACCGATTAGCAAATCAAAACCTTTGTACTGTGTAAAATCTGCGTGAGTCACATCGCCGCAACGTTCAATCTCTGGATAATTGCGTTTGCTTACTTTAATAGCATTTTTGTCTATCTCATAGGCAACATACCTCTCTACAGGAATACCTGCTCGTTCCAGCGCAACCATGCCACAACTGATACCGTCAAACAAACTTAAAACATTCATTTGAACCCCCCTTTAAACAATAAGCTCAAAAGTTGCACCTGTTGAGATTTTGAGTATCTTTACTTTTTTAGTATACTCACCGCACTCAAACCTTTCGGCGATTTCCATTGCTGAAGAAAAACAGTCCGTGAAAGCAGGGATAACATTCCTATTTTGCATTTCGCATGTTACCAAGTAACCGAGGTTTGCGCGTCTTTTTTCAATTTCCATTTGTTACACCTCCTTGCAATCATGTATTCGAGCAATTAATTTTGTTAAGGACGTCACAAAATTTGTTGCGCAAGCACTGCTAAGTGTGACATTTGTGCTTGCTTTTTGCAGATGCTCGAGGTCTTTTGCTGTGTTCATGATATGCTTTGTCACCTCTGATATGATGTAATTAACGTTAATCTGCACATCGTCCATATCAAGATTAATATTTTTCATTTTCTTATCCTTCCACGTTGCCCCGAAGGGCGAGAGCCTTAGCCCTCGTTATCCATCATCTTTCTTACTATGCGCTCGAAACCACGCTTTGCTGTGTACTTGTTTGCATAGTGACGTGTTACTGTGTCGTCTGTAAACACGTTTGTTACTATCAGCTTACCGCTCATTTCGTTGTACTCGCCTGTGTACTGTAACTTGTCAAAAAATACCTGTTCCATTTGTTTTTCCTCCTGCCCTTAGGGCTGTCGTTTTGTTTTGAGGTGTTAACCTCTCGTTTCATTGTCTATATATTACACCTTTTAGGTGTAATCTGTATGATAGTTTTGTGAACGTTGTGTGAAAACTATCTTTTATTTTGTTTGACCTCTTTTTTGAGTCTGTCAAGTATAAGCTGTCCGCTTGCGCGAGTCATGCTCTCAAAGTAGTCTGACTTTAAAAACCGTGCGACCTCTGCACGCATCTCAGGATGTGTGCGGTAATCATTTACGGCTTGCTGTATAACAGCGAGCCATAACTGATAATATCCGCCGTTGCTTGTGATAGGCGATTGTTTAATATATCTGATATTTATACCTCCCTCTCTATAGCCCGCCACTCATTACCAGTAAGCTCATACTCACCGTCCTCGTCGTACTCGCGCTCCTCAAGCCACGCTATCCAGCAGTCTAAAAGTTTACTACATCCAGTTTTGCACAGGTCCGCTGTTGAGTCACACTCGATAAGGGCTTTGTATCCGCTGTCGAACGTGTCAAAGATAGCAAGCGTTTTGTTTGCGTCGCCCGTATACCCATCGGCATATACCCCCTCAAAGATGGATATTTCGCCATCCTCGACTTTGTGCATGATTCGCTTTGTGCTGATTTCTGCGTTTGCTGTGCAAAGTGCATATTTTTTCATTTTCTTTTCCTCCTGCCCTTAGGGCTGTCGTTGTGTTTTGAGGTGTTAACCTCTCGTTTCATTGTCTATATATTACACCTTTTTTGTGTAATCTATATGACGGTTTTGTGATAGTTTGATGAAAGAAAAAAGCCCCTCTTGTGGGGGCTGTGTTCCACATGGAACATTTTTATGCAAGACGGAAAAGCTTGACATCGCCGTCAACACTGTTGATAGCACCGTTAGACCTTATACTCATCTCCATGATACCGTCTATATCTGCAAGGTTTGCCGGCTCTATATATAAGGTAGCTCTTAAAGTTGAGGTCGGGTCAGAGCCAAGAAAAGCACTAAAGCGCACTCCCGCAAGCTCGATTTGTACAAAATTTTGAAAAGGTATCGAGGTATCGACCCCCGCACACACTATCGTGACATCTGCTTTATAGTAAGCGTTAAGTTCAGTTGTGATAAGCGTGCCGTCTGACTGCGGCGCATATCCGATACACTTTGCAGGATTAAACAGCAAAACTTTTCGCGTAGTGACATCACCGCCGCTATATACGGTGTGCTGTAAAACAAGTTTTGCAGATATATCAAGGTCGCCTACAAAGTTAGTGTAAAAAGCGCCGTTAGTCTGTATTGCTGTCGATAAAACAGACGACCACACAGGCACTGCCGCTGTACCCTTATTAAGCATAATATTATTATCTTTATATATCACAGTAAACTTATGATATGTGTCAGTTGCCTTGCCGAGTGTAAGCGCCGTGTTAAGCGTTGACGAGTATACCGTGTTACCAGTAACTGTAAGCGTAAACTCGGACGCTGTGCCGACAGCTGTAAAAGCGCCTATGACACCATCAGCAAGCTGTGTATCAGTTGATACATGCGGATTAAAAATTACATTATCTGTAATTTTTATGTTGCGGGCAGGTATGTTTGGCGATAAAAAGAGCCTTGTGCGGGTCGCTGTGTTGTTTGTGATGCGATTGCTTGATACAACGCAGTTGCGCAAGCTGTCGACTGTCGCAGATGTTAAGACGATGCCAAAAATTGTGTTAGCTGTCCAAGTGTTATCAGTAAAAACATAGTCCGCACTTGTATACTCGTCTGTACACTGTATCTGTGATGCTGTGATAGCACAGTTTTTTATGCTGACATTGCTTACTACCACCGTTGCGCTGTCTTTTGCCAAAATATCACAGTTATCAAAGCTTACGCCCACAAGTGTTATATGTTTTAAGTTATTCGTATTGTGCATTATTTTAATATCTTTAAAACTGCTTATAAAATTATTACCATTGACGATAGTTATAGTATGCTTTGCTGACGGGTTACTATATACTTTAAGTGTTTTGGTTGTCATGTTAACACCTGACAAATCAACTGTAAAATCAGCGTCAATCAAAATCGGGTTAAAGTTGTATTTACAGCAGTTCATCAACTGCGTGTTGCGGGCTGTCACTGTCGGAGCTGTTGCGATACCGAGTGTAGTGGCTGTGTGCTCTGAGCGCAAAAATGCGACACGATAGTATAAGTCATCGTCAGCATGTGGCAGTGCGATGTGTATGATGCCCTCAGCAAAAGCACCAGGTGGTGTTGACCGTTCCAAAATTTCCCATATTGTAAATACACCGTCCCCTGCATAGTAGTTTTCACAAACGCAGACCTCCTTGCCTGTGATTTGGGTAAAAGTGGCAATTTTTAAGTCTGCGACTGTATCAAAGTGTTTGAGACCCTGTAAAGACCCTGCCAAGTCGGCGACTATGTTGTCATAGTTCGTTGTATTGTTAAGCCAAGCATTAACGGCGTCCACTACCATACTCGGGATTTGCGCTATAGTTTTGTTATACTCTGTAATAAAGGTATTAACCCTGTCAGATATAGCCGTTATCTGCGTGTCCTGTGCGGCGATTTTGTCATCCTGCGCCGTGAGCCTATGCTCCTGCTTTGTAAACTCATCCTGGATTGATTCATTGACCCTATATCTGTAGTCGTCAAAATCTCTGTCGATTTTTGCTGATAACTCCGTAAACTTTTTGTCAAGCCCTGCAGTATACTCGCCAAACGCCTTATCAATGTCATTTTTGTATGTGTTCCAAGCGGCAAGTAAGCCGTTAGTGCTATCTATGACCTCGTTAAGCTTTGCGCTTGTCTTACATAACACCTCATAGTAGCTTAAGCTGTCATCGTAAACAAGCGGTAAAATCTTGTTGCACCAATACTTTAACTTATCAATCATTTTGATTACCTCCTTACCATATCTGCATAAACATGTCTGATAACGCATTTATTATCATCATATCAATATTAATTATTGCATCGCTGTACTTTTTTAAAAGCTCTGCATACGTCGCACTGCCCTCATAGCCCGTTACGGTCTCAGTGTGTGCATCCGTCCTGCTGTCACTACTGTCATTGACTACTGTACCAGTTTTTGACAGTGTGCTATCGCTGGTCGTGCTGTTTGTGCTGTCATTTTTTACTGTGCCAGTTTTTGTTAGTGAACGATTGTCCGTTACCGTATCTGTGCCAGCGTTGCTTACTGTGCCCGTGTTGCTGACAGTGCTGTTACTCGTCGTGTCATTTTTGTCATTGCCCGACGTGCTACCCGTACTCGTGCCGATGCTTGCATTTGTCATATACTTGCCAGCTTTGACATCTGTTAAACTGCCCTGCGGCGTGTCACTTGTAAAGCTGTCATTACTGCTGTTGTTGCTTGCACTAGACGTTGTCGTTGACGTTGACGTGTTATCTGTCACAGCTTTAAGTGCATCGGTCCGCTTACTGTCAGATTTTGTCACGACGCTACCGCCGTTAGTGTCGGTCAAATTATCTGTCCTTGTATCTGTGCCTGTTGCGGTTGTTGTTGCTGAGGCTGTGTCTGTGAGATTATCCGTCCGAGTGTCTTTGTTTGTCCCTTTGCTCGTACCGTCATACTGTCTTGTCAGGTTTTTATTATACAACGGGTTGATTATCTCTGCAGATGCTTTATACAGACTGTTATACTGTGGCATTATCTCTGTTAACTTTGTATTTATTGACAGTTGCCAAAGCCCGTAGGTCTCAAACGCTATCTCGTCCATGTAGTAGTGGCGGAGTATCTTTTTACATAGGTCTGCTCTGTGCGCCTCATCATATATGGGAAAAGCTGTAAAAATCTTATCCCAGCTATCGTTAAGCACAGTCTCTACATCTGTATATCCTACGCTATCACTCAGCCCTGCCACCGTCTCGCATATCGTCCGGACTTGTGTCGTATAGTGTGCCACTGTCAAAGCCCCCTTTACTGATAGATTTATCTATGTCAATGTTATCAAACTGATACCATATATCAAGACCAAACATCTCATTTATCTTATCACACGCAAGCTGACGCATTTTTTCAGGTGAGTTGCGGGTTGCAATTACCGCTCCCTGTGACGAGATTACCTCGTCCTTAATCATGCGCTCCCGCTTTGTTGTATCTGTGTTTGGGATGCCGAGCTGGGTTAATGCCTCGTTCCATATATTACGCTTTAAAGTATATACTTTATCAGCTATATATGGTGCATCAGTCTTAAGCACTGATATGTTATCATCATTTAAAGACTTTTTGCCATATATTACTGGCTGGTTGCCCTCATATTTTTGATACATGTTTTCCATTGATAATATTTCCGATTTGTCACATTTGATTAGCACGGGCGTTTTTTGTGCTTTGACGTTAACGTCGATGATACGGTCATACTCGTACAGACGGTCAGCATAGTAGCATATCTCGGCTATGTTTGGCATCCGCAGGTAATTATTGTAAATAATAACACCGTTATTGACGTTAAGGTTTTTGTTATAGCCTGTATCAGATATAGCCATAAAATCAAAGGGATTGCCGTATACGTCAAGCTTACCGTTAAGGACGACAGGCAAGCACAAATACCCGAGCACGTCATCCTTGAAAAAGACACATGCGCCTTGTGTTATAAGGGTTTGCTCAAGGTAACGCAAGTCTATGCTTTTTGGCATATTAGACCAGTGACCTCTTGACATAGCCATCTCAAAAAGCCGATATGTATAATTATTCCAAGCTCTTTTATTATCAAAAAGACTTGATTTAAAAGCTGTATCTCTTACTCTCTTAGGCATTTGTTGACACCTCCTTATGTGGTGGGAGCATTTGACAAGATATACTTGCCTGTGTTGGCAAGCGCCTCCCAAAGGCATACACCGTTGTCAAAAATTTTGACGATGTCACTCACAGCATCTGCAGGTACACCGTCCGCCTTTGGCGTGATGTTGGCGTAACGTGTTTTACAAAAATTGTATGCCGGTCTGCGTGTATCCTGTGTAAAATTTGGCACTTTACAGCGATTTACAGCGTAACCAAACATTGTAAAATAATCGTCAATCTGTTTTGCTGTGCTTGCGTCGACCGACTTGCGCCGACCTATAAAGTCATAATCCTCAGATGCTGAGGATAAGACGTTTTGGATTGGCGCACTACCAAAACTTACATCTTGCGATTTTTGAATTAAGTCGCTGGCTGTACTGACAGCGCCGAGAATGTTAAACTTTTTTACAAGATTGATTAAGCTCACAAGACAGTTTGACGTGGCTGTCAGATTTTGCGCCGACTGCCACTCTTGCAATGCAGACGTGGAAAAAGCTGGGTTTACATTGACGGTTAAATTAACCGAGCACACATTGTTGTCAGTCGTGCCGTTGTAATCTTTCGGATATATCCTTACTGCACCGTTGCCAGCTAAAGCACTGCCCTCACACACAAGCTGATTGCGTACCCCGTCGCCACTGCTCCAGCACTCATACTGTATACTTTGCGATTGACCCTCAGGAGACTGTATCTCAAAGTAGTTGTATGGATATGTGTAAAGCTTGTTATTAAGTGGCTTATAGCCGTCAAGAGTATCACTCGGGAGCACACGAGGAACATTAATTATTGATTTTTTTGTGCTTAGATAAGCGTTATAGGCAATATATGGATATTCGCTGTCCCAGCCACTAAAAAGCCATAGCGGAGCAAGATAACCCGCCACTATGCCGCCGCTACCGCTACCGTTGTTGTTAACGTAGTTATCAATCTGTTGCGATATTACGTTAATATCTGCTGACGCTGATATTGTGTTAAAAACAGTATACTCGGCATCGGATACATAGCCATACGGGCGAGCAATGCCACGGTAAAAAACACGGGTTGCTGTCTGCGACGGATTTTTAAAGCTTTTTGTTGTCATCAAAACCAGTGCCATGTTTGTAAGCGACTGACCGTCGGGATTTAGAGGTGTCTCGTAGTTTGTCACATATCTGTTAACCATCAGTGACTCAGGTGTGATGCTATCCCCGATTGCATCTGAGGCACTATGCTCCCTCTCGATATATGACGGCAGTATGTTGATGTCAAAAAAGTAAGTCTGCAATACATCAATACTATATGTTATAAGACTTGTCTCGTTATTAACATACTCAACGTCTGTGATAAAGGCGTAAAACATTTTATTGCCAAAGGACGTATTGCGGAATACCATATAATTACAGCCTAAAGCGTTATCGGGCGAAATTGCCACTCTTATGGTGTTATTTGTATGCCTGATATAGCTTTGCTTTGTAAGAGTATAAGCTTTATAAGCTAAAATAGCAGTCTGCTGTGCGGACGCAGATGCAGGACGATAGCTAAAGTGATAGTCACTGTCAAGCGGTACGCCGCGACACAGCCAAAGGTCGCTATTCGGTGCTACATACGCCATTTATTTACTCCTTTCTATAATTAATGGTGGTGGTATAGCGCCACCACCAATATTATATTAACTTAGGCAACGATTATTGTTGCACTGCCTGACTTAGTCGGGTCAAAGACGGATGTTGCTGTTATTTTTATCTTCGTTGCGCTTGTCGCATCGGATGCGATAGTCACGATACCAGTACTTGATACCATAGCTTTATCACTGTCACTTGTCCAAGTCAGCCCCGACGGTGCAAAGTTTATTGATGTTACGTTAGCTGACAGCTGGAGCTTTGCGCCTGCTGACAGGGTTGCGTTTGCAGGTGATACAGTTACCTCGGTAATAGTCGGCGTGCCTGCAACAAAAAGTGCGTTGTTGGCAAATGGCGATATTGCATAGATGCGCCATGCGTGCAGGGTCATGTTACGGTAAAGACCTTCAGGATTCTCTATAGCTCGCATCTCTGTAAGCTTGTCATAAATCTGAAAAAATTCCTTGTCGACAAGTACACAGGGAACAGCATCAAGGGCAGTCATCTCATCAGCAGAAAACTCATGATAGTTGTCATCGCCCTTAAAGAGCTCGTTAAGTCTCTTGATGTCAAGCGAGCCAAAGCTGTCAATTAGCTTTATGTGACCGAGAAACTCGACCTTATCCATATTAAATGCAGATGCAAGTACCTCAACGTTACGCTTTGCATTAAACTTTGCTGAGACAATGAGGTACTGGTCATCTTTAAGCGTAAAGTTATTTACGCCAACGAGATTATAGTCAGTCTTCATAAAGGTCATGTCATCGCTGACTGTCTGTATTGCCTCAACAATGTCAGGCATGTTATCCTTTGTGATAGCTGGTATCTCAAAAGGTCTCATTAAGCCATTTATGATGCGGTAGGCGAGCATATACTTAAACGTTAAAAATTCGTCCTGTTCCATCGACGTAAACATCGTTGTAACGATTTTCTCGATGAAACTTGATACACCGTTGATGCTTAAAAAGGCGTTCTCAAGGTCGTAAGGCTGGACGGTCTGCTTGTAATATTTCTGATAATTCATTACATAAAAGGCAGATTTTACATCAGGGAACTCACGCTGAAAAACTGTCGTTTCCGCTCTTTCGGGACTATAATTTTTTGCATGTGCGAGGTCAATAAATATGTCTTCGATAACCTCACCAAAGTTAAGCTTACCTTTCTTAAACACATTCATAGGATTTGTATAGTATTTGTTGGTAACTTTTACCTCGGCAATTCTGTTTATCAGGGCGGATAAAAATTCATTCTGAATCTCAGGAAAATCCATTATCACGTTGCCGATACTGCGTATAGTGTTTGCGTCAGGCGTGGCAAGCGGAACATGGTCTCTGTAATTCTGCGATGCACTGTTGCGGATAGCGTTGAGCACGTCAACGCTTGAGTTTGTTTTTACATCTCTGTAGTCGATGCTAGGCATTGTTATTCATCCTCACTTTCTGTATATAAGTCGTCGATTGTGATTTCTTCTGTTTTTTCTTCGTCTTCTGTTGTTTCAACGTCAGACGTATTCTCACCACCATTCATAAAGCGGTCAATGTACTTTCTGCGCCACTCCGATTCGACAGCCATTAGCTTTTCATCGTAGTCGCCATGAGCAGCGTAATCGTCGATTGTATCTGAGATATTCTCGACGAGGGAGATTGTTTGGTCATCGGCACGGTCGCCGATGTATGCACGGATTTCTTCCATGATTTCGTCTTTAGTCTTTACCATTATTTTTCCACCTCTACTTTCGTTATAAATGCGTTTGTAAACCCTGCCTTTTTGACCGTTTCCAAAAAGGCTTTTGCATTTGATTCGTTTGCATATGCACCGACTTGTACACGGTATATCGTCTTGGTTTTGTCGTCTGCGGTCATTTTCTTCAATTTTGTTTTAACCTGCGTTCTAAACCAATCCATATTTTTTCCAAATCTTGACAGCCAGTTTTCTGGGTCACCGTGCGCAGACGCATAGCCAAGCGCACTTGATTCTTTGTGTGATACTATGCTTTCGGGCTTAAGTCCGAGCTTGTTACAAAGGTATGCACAGTATTCTATTGCCTCGTTAAAAGCATTTGTAAAGTATACCTTATCCGTTAAGGCATCTTCGCAAATCTCAAATTGTATGTGCGCCGTGGGCGGGTAATTAAAACTACCTTTTGAGCCCGAGCCGCAACCCCAGCAGGCGTAATCATATGGCAACGTCTGGTAAGTTTCGACATTGCCCTTGTCATTCTTGCCAATGAAGGCGTGCATGCAAATGTCATTATAAACGCCGTTGATGTACTCCTGGTTAAGGTGGTTGTTGTACACGTTTTTGCCAAGGTCGGCAAGTATCTCTTTAAAGTCGGCGTTTGCTGTTGTCGGCTGGACATATCTGCGGAGCATTTCATTGTCACAGCCTGTGCTGTGGACGACAATGCCAACAGGCTTGATGTGCTTGTGCGCACGGTATGCTCCGTTTGCTGTAAAGATGCACTGTTTAATCGTCATTGTTTGTACCTCCGAGTTTGTCTATAATGTGATTAAGAGCTATGGTGTTATTGTTAATAGCCTCATTAAGTTTGCACACCTCTGCTTTATGGGATTCGTTGAGTTTGTTGTTCTGCCAAAACATGGCAATACAGCACGCGATAGGAAAACCAAGCGAGCTCACTAACTGCACGATTGCATTTGCGTCCATGGTATCACCTCATTTCTATTTATTTCTTATTTGCAGTATAGCACATAATCTGTTTTT